GGTTGATCGTGTAGCCGCCAGGGATCGAACCGTTGTTCTTCAAAGCGTTGACATCATTGTCAGTGGTGCCGACGCGGAGTTCGGTTTCCAACAGACGGGTGGCAACGAATTGCAGAGCCGGCGGAACAATCAGCTTCTTTGGCTTAGCAGCGATCAACAGACCACGCTCATCAGTCCACAGAGAGATTTGAATAACTGCGTTTTCCAACGAAGTCTCATTCAAGTCAGCTGCGGTAGAAGGAACATTGCTGTTAGTGCCACCAGACACCAGAGGGTGAGCGCTGTTAAACAACGATACGCCGTCGCCGCCTGGATAGGCAGACGAGAAGCCGTTATTCAACACAGCAGCAGCTTTAACCTGCTTGGTGTATGCCATAGCACGAGCCAGACCTTTGGTGTAACGAGCGGACAAGCTGTCATACAGATTGTCTTCAATTGCCTCTTCCGTCAGGGAGAAGCCCAAAGCAATGGTTTCGTGGTTGTAGCGAGCGGTCCAAGCTTCTTGAGCATTGTCATAAGCGATGGCAGAGCCCTCGTTCTTGACAGGTGCAGCGGAGAAGCCAGACAATTTAGTTTCCTCTTCAAAAGAACGCTCAGAGGTCTCGGTTTCGTAGATCTCTTCATGTTCTTGATCGTAGGTCTTATATTGCAGACCGAACAAAGCGTTAAGCCCAGGGAGCAACTCTTTAAGTAGCTGTGCGCGTGAAATAGCCATTTTAAGTTACTCCTTATGCTACATAATAGCGATGAGCGCCAAAGTTCAGTTTAACCAGAACTTCAGGGCTTTGAACCAACACAACGGTACCAGCAACTGCGGTAGTAACCGAAGTAATGGTCAGAGTCGTGCTACCAGTGGTAGTTACAGTCGATGCAGAACTTAGCGTAGAGCCAGTAAATTGCAGTTGACCATTTACCAAGTTGAACACATCAGTACCAACAGGCAGATACTGTCCAACAGTCAGGCCAGATACAACAACCGAAGTTGCCGAAGCAGCGCCACCAGACACATAAGTGCAGGAAGTGCTGATTTGGGTATCAGGAACCAGATTGAGGACACGGAAGCCGCCGCCAGAAGTCGTAGCCGAAGCTGCAACAACAGCGCCTGCACCGTTACCAGTGGAAGCAGAACCAGTCAGGGTATTACCGGCCATGTTCACACCAACCAGGATCGACGAAGCCGAGCCAATAGTAGTAGCAGAAGCGCCAGTAGTAACCGCACAACGGATAACTACATCAGGATCATCACCAATAATTGCAGTGATATCACCAGCAAGCACGCTGCCTGGATAGTACTGAGCATATTGACGTTGCTTAGTGGTTGGGTTGGTGTAATAGCAGCCCAGGAACACGCCAACAGTAGTGTTGGTTGTGCTAACAGGGTAAGTTGCAATCACAACATAACCAGCCGAGAGAGTGACTAGGTCACCATAGTACATAGCGGTACCGTAGTTATACTGGACCGGAAGGTTCCGGGTAGATCCAGCAAACACCTGACCGCCGATCAGGTTTACGGGTTTGTAACCGTAAGCTGCCGAGACAGTTGGATAAGCCATTTAAGGACTCCTAAAAATTAAATACCTTTTCCAAAGCTACTTGAAGATTTACTCTCCCTAAAGAGAGGCATCCTCGCATCGCTTTGCCGCATAAGAGTATTGTCTACAGCCTCCATTTGAGCAACATTTTGTTGTGCAAAGTAATTATTACGTTGTTCAACAAATTCCTCAGGAGTCTTGCAAAGCAATAATCCGCCAATCTCAATGTTGTCTTTGTATCGACTCGCTGGATCAGCTAACAGTCTAAATTTGGGTTGCTCTTCGATTGGAACAGGTTCCCAATGCTCGCGGAGTTTGGCCGAGAGATTACGGGGATCTGCTTGATTCAAAGTTGAAACACGCACCCAACGATATTTGTACCCAGGTTGCTTGTCAGGTTCTGGAAGCAATTCAGCCGGTGCCCACTGCTTAGGGCGCTCAGTCATCAATCGTTCCTCAAGCTCACGCGGTTTTCTGTTTTCAGCCATTTGCGGCCTCCAATTTGATTTTTTCGGCAGCAAACTGCTCCGGTGTTAAGTTAAACTTCTTTGCCAAGTTGAGTTCTCCAGGGGATAACTTAACTCGTTTTGCGGACGTAGTCCGCGTAGCTGGTGCAACCACCGAGCTTTTCCGGCTAGGCCGGTCATCTTGTTCCTCTGCGTTCTCAAATCTCTCTGGGAAGCGCTTACGGATTGTAGTATTTAGCCGATTGTAATACTCTTGCGATGAAATCCTGACTCCCTCGCGCCGCATCTTCTCGTGAAGACCCAGAGCCAAGCTAGTCATTTCCTCATCTTCCCCAAACCAAGGGTTTTCTTGTTGCCAAGCAACCGCAGAGGGATCTTTTGGAGCCTCCTGAGTACGGGGTTGAGGCGTTTGTACCACAGTTTCTTGGTCTTCAACAGGCTGAGGACGGAAATTTCTTACTTTATCAATCTTTAATGTTGCTTCCGTAAGACGCTCCTGGGCCTCCATTACCCTATCAGTATCGCCTGAGTCATAGGCTTCCCGATAGGCTTTTTTGGCTTGATCCAGCTCCATCTCAACAGTTTTAGTGACTGAAAGAAGGACATTCTTTTCGCTGCTATTCAAATTGGACTTGAGCCTTTTGTTCTCATCCATTAATTTTTTAGCAAATTCCACGGCTTCATTTTGTTCACGCAAAGCCGCTTCTTTTTCCCTGCGCTCGTCATGCGCAAGTTTCTTCATTTGAAGAAGTTTCTTTTTAACTTTGGTAGAGTAATCTTCTAGCTCATCGTTATAAAGTTCTTCTTTGATCTTCTCGGGCAAGGGTGCTTTATTGCGATCTTCAGGAGGTGTTTTATCCTCTACTTCAACAATTATTTCATCGTCAAGCTCATTATCTTTTGAGTCATCCTGCTCATCAGGAAATTTGTAATCAGACATATTGGCTCCTTATTTGCGGTGGATGCCACGAGGATCATCAACAACACCTTCTACAGTGTCATCGTTAATGATGCGAAATTCCCGACCATGGATAACCAAACGGGAGCCTGCATGGGGGCGGATAAGGATAAAGTCCCCGGGTTTACACCATGGGCCGGATGGGAACCGTTTATCGTCCTTGTAGCAATCTGGCCCCATATCTACAACAAATAAGACGGTTGTGAGCGTCTCTTCATTGCGCATCATCTCTGCTGACTTGAGAAGGCTAATGCTTGTTCCTTCAATTTCTTTTTCAGCTTCAGGGATAGCGCAAAGTATCCGATAGCCGGATGGCCTTGGTAATTGCTTGGCTTTTTGTTCCGCGCCCTTGTTCAATATCTGAGACAAGTCCACGGCATTAATTAAATCTACATCACTCATCGTCATGGGTTTTCAATCTTTCCTGTAGGTCTGAGATAAATAAGCGCGCAGTGAGCAGACCTTTAACCTCGCCACACGCCTTCTTGTACTCCGCATAATCACCAGCGTTGCCATCCGCTAGAGACTCTTGGAGTTGGGATACTTTGTCATCTATCTTTTTAGATAGATGTGTTAAATAATTGTCAATCATTGTTTACGTCCAATAATGTTACTTATCATTCGTTGTTGCTCCAATTGATTATGAGCATCCAATTCTTTTTGAGACTTAACATAATCAGTTTGAATCCTGGTCATGTCAATTTCCTTTTGAGTCTGAATGCGCTCACGTTCAATCTGTTGCTGGGCAGCTCTTAGCTGTGCATCAGTTTGGTCTTTCTGCTGTTTACGTTGTTGCTCAGCACCCTTGATCTGTATCTCTTGTTGCTGGATTTGAACCAAAGGATCTTGAGCCATCTGTTGGTTTTGAGCTTGCTGTGCTTCAGCGGTATTGGCCTGCATGACTTGCGCGCTTGCTTGGGCAATCAGCCGTGATAGTTGGACTTCAACATCATCAGGAAGATGCTCATTAGGCGGCGGCATTGGTACGCCCATTTGTTTCTCTATCATTGTGCGATAGTAGAAGCCTAGGTGATCTGCAATGTGAGATTGCAATGCAGCCATAATCATATTAGCCTGTGGGTTTTGACCAATAGTCTTCATCACAAGAGGATCTTGCATGAACATTTGGTGTGCTGCAATATGAGCTTGCTGATCCTGAGTAATAAACGCCTTGAGAGGCTTTCCATTCAATGCATTCATGTTCTCGCTAATAGGATCTACCGGCATTTCATCATCGGGCAGAGGTACTAGTTTTTCAGGATTCTTAATCCCCAGAACATCTAGCATTTGGCGGTGAAGCTGAGGCAGGTCATAGATCTGTGGAGCTTGCTGAGCCAATTGAATGACTGCCTGGTACTGCACAATCTTTTGCGCCATCGTTGCGGCGTTTGGATCGGAAACAGGGATAACTGCAACCAGGTCATAGTCAGACTTCTTGGCTTTAGGAGATCCTTCTTCTGGCTCATAGTCGTATTCAGCTGGCGTGTAATCGCGGATGATGTCGCGCAGCAGCCCTAGCTCTTGTTTGAACGAGTAATGAATACGCGCCTGGACGGCAGTCATTACTTTTAGCGTGCGCTCAAGGATAGCTAGGGTAGTACCAACGGGAGAGTTGGCCGACATGTCCGCAACTTGTATATCAGCAGCAGACGCAAACTTACGGCCCTCATCTACGATCTTGTCAAGCAGCATTGCCAACACTTGGCTTGGTTCCTTGTAAGGAAGAGCCATAATGTTCTCGGCAATAGTCCCGCTGGGTACGTCAACATCCCTCCACTCGGCTGGTCCGATAGGTGTATCGTCGCCCTTTACACGAAGGCCGCGTGTTTTGAAGCCTCCTGGGAGATTTGCAAGCGTGCCAGCGTCCACTAATTGGCGAAGAATGGAGGTTCCAGACTTTGCAAACGCTCCTACTAGGTGGATAAGACCAAAACAGTAGAAACCAAAGCCAGGAACATAACCGTAATGGACAAAATGCTGGCGTTTTGTCTTTAACTTATCGTCTTTTTCCCAATTACGGCGGATAGCCAGACATTTATTGCTGCCTTTTTCAATCGTAACGATATAAGGCAGGGCAATTCCAGTCTCTTCCCCGTGTTTGTCCGTATCTTCATACCCTTCAAGGTCCAAATTTACGTTCATCTCAAGGATTTTGTAGCGATCATCTGACTGAGCGCGAAATCCCATCTTCTCGGCGATCTTTTTCTCTATTTCATCCAAGTTATTGTCTGGCTCACCCAGATCTATGTCAGCATAAAAGCCGGCAACTTGTAGTTTGCGCAGTTCATTTTCTGTTTTACGCATGATGTGCGTAACGCGAGGGGACGTTTGCAGGTCCGATGCGCCGTAAGGGACCACAAGGTCTTCAGCCGTAACAAAAATAGATGTCTGGCGGTCTAAACTTGGGTCAAAGTACACCTTCTTGAAGGCATTACCAGCCAGTCCCAAGCCCCACAACATGCGCTCATGCTCAGGGCGGAACTCTGTCATTACGTCTGTCAACTCATAATTCATGTCAGCGGCTACACGAGTAGCAGCTTGCTTCTTCTCCGGGGTTTCTTTGCCGATAATCTGAGTCTTCACAGGGCCAGCAGCCGGGAAGGTACTCATCATTATCTCGGCCTGGAACTTAACCACTGCCTCAGATAAAAGAGGATGGTAAACGCCGCAAGCTCCTATCCAAGGATCAGCCCGCTCCTCAATCTTCATTCCCAGAAGTTCAAGGCCATCGACGTAAGTCTGCATCCAGTCTTTACGAGAGTTAATGTCATCGTCAAAATCACTAAGCAAGTCAGAGACCAAACTAGAAACAACATCGTCAGGGAGATGCTCAACAAGGTTAGCTTCAAAGTCATCTTCAACGCTCCCTATTTGAATCTCAACATCACCAGTCTTAATAGTTACTGCCTCTGGATCTTCAATCTCAATTTCAATGTCTGGTTCAGCCAGTGACTCAATACCCATAGGAGCAGCGTAAAGTGATTTTTCAATGGACATATCAATCCTTAGTAATAAGATGTCTTGCGCCTGAAAGCGCGGATCTCGTCTTGCTCATCTGTCTGCAAACGAATAAAACCGCCTTTTCTGAACCTGATTAATGCCTGGGTAGCGGAGTCAACCAAGTCATCATTCTCTGCGTTAGGGAAAGCGGCCATCTCTTCTATTAGCTCGTCGGCCCATCTTGTAGACGGAGCCCAGACCTTTCCACTAGCAAACAGATCAGCTACAGAGTTAATCCTCACCATCTTATCATTACCCCTGCTGGGCGTAAACTCTTGGACAGGGATACCCATAGCCCGTAATTCAAAGATTAACGGCGCTCCTGAAGCCTTGGCCTCGACAACAAACGCATCCGGCTCCCACTGCTTATAGTGGTTAAATGCTTTTTCCTTTAGCTCTGGAAACTCCATCCGGCGCTTAAAAGAATCCAGCAAAATAATATTTGCGTCGTTAGGGTTCTCGTTAATATAGAAAACACCCCAGGTAGTACAAGCCGAATAGTCGGACCGCTCTGTCTTTAAGAAGGCAGTATCCCAGCTCTGGATAATGAACTGACACCTAGGTGGATCCTCCGCTGTCCATTCCTTCCACCACTCTCTCTTAACAATCGCCCCCTGCTCTGAGGTTGGGCTTTGTTGATATTGGGCGTTCCATTTTGAGACTGGAAGTTCTGAGCGTAGAGCTTCGAGTTCTTCAAGGCTCCAGAATTCAGGCCATAAGGGTTTGTCGCTGGGCAGTATCGCTGGGAAGTCGATTACCTCCCACTCGTCGTTCCCGTCTTTCTCTATAGAGGACTGAAGGATTCTTCCCGTCAGGTCTTTCTTGGCCCAGCGGGTCATAACTACGACTATGGATCCACCAGGCTGAAGACGCTGCCTAGGACCGGATGTGTACCACTCGTAGACTTTATCAAAGACAGAAGCATCTCCAGCGGCTAATGCGGCTTCTTGCTCTGAGTGAGGGTCATCAATAATAAGTAGGTCCGCACCCTTACCCGTCACAGTTCCTCCTACACCGATAGCAAAATATTCCCCGTCCTTATTAGTAGACCAACGGCCGGCCGCTTTACTGTCCTGCCTCAAATTAACATTGGGAAAGATCTTTGCGTACTGTTCACTGCCTACAAGGTTCCTTACCTTACGTCCGAACCCAACTGCAAGCTCAGCCGTATTGGATGTCTGGATGATCTTTTTGTTAGGGTATTTACCCAGGAACCAAGCCGGCAGCATGTAGCTGGCGAACTCTGACTTCGTATGACGGGGCGGCATGTTGATGATCAGGCGCTTAATCTTTCCTGACGCAATGTCCTCAAACTTCCTAGCCATCACCTTATGGTGTCTGCCATTAATAAACCCCGGCCACATTGAGTGAACAAACTTCAAGAAGTCCGCCTGCGCCTCTTCCCTGGCTAAAGATGCCCGGTACTCATCAAGCTCGTCAAAGAAAGCCTCCTGTTCATTAACAGGCAAAAGCTCTATCGCACGACTGATAGCGTCAATATTCATATGTTGCGCATCGACAAATAACTAGGCCGAACACTACGGGCGCTCTTACTCACCCGCTTACAGATCCCAAGATCACAAAGCTTCTTCACCACCCTATGAACATTACCCCGCCCCTTATCCCCAGTCTGGTACATGATGTCATCTATAGACGGCCCATACCCAAAGTTCTTCCAGTACTCATCTATAACTAAAAAAACCGTCCGCTGCTTCTCAGTCATAAGGTACTCCTTCTTCTTTACCACATAAGATTCTTTAGGATATAACAACTCTAACTCCTGTTAATGTTCATTCATCTTTAACACTTGTTAATGTTCTTTTAACTTTACCAGCTGTTAATGTTCAGCCCAATAGATGATAGGAGTCTCCAGCCCAAGGTAAGCTCCCTCTACGTTGTAAGAAATGTACTCGCGGGCATCCTCTTCAGTCATACCCTTACGCATAAGTACCCTAACCATCCTATACCCATCATATACAGCCTTCTCAACCAAAGACATCCCAACCCCAGTAGGTACCCATACCTCAGCAGAACCCATTAGAGCTTTGTGAAATCCATCAAACTTTAACATCTGTTAATGTTCCTTAAAAAATATATACCCCCACCCTTTTCCGTACAGAAACAAAGGGGGGGCTATTCGTCAAAATCATCCACTATCTCTGGTTCTGTTAATGTTGTAGGGGGGCTACGTTCTTGCTCTGATCGTTTGAGTGGAATAGTATGTGTAGGGTCAGCAGGCCCCAGCGGGCCCGAACGGGGGGATGCCCCTGCGGTGGGGTCAGCGCCAGCGCCATCGTCAACCGGCGCCTTGGCTATGCGTATCTCTGCCAGCAAGTCTAGTGCGTCATCAGCCTTCACATCTGCGTCTACTGTGATTGTCTGGAGCCGTGAGAGTAGCCGCGTCCTGATATCCTCGCTGCGGTTGACTGTGGTTATCTCTTTGCGCTCCACGAATGCGCCAACCTCAAACAATGAGCCGAGTAGTTTCAAGCATTGGACTCGAGATGCTGGGGGGAAGTCATCATCTAGGGAGTGTTGGACTAGTTGTTGAACGAGCAAAGCCTTTAGTTGAGCAGGGTTTCGGTGTTTTTCTGTCTCCAAGGCAACGCGGTAGGCTTCCGCTTCCCTCTTGACTCTCTCGTCCCTTGCAAGCTCATATGGCTTACTAGCCAATGTCCGCTTGGTAGCGGTAGCTTTGTAGCTTCCCCTGTACGCATCTGCTTTAGTTTGGCCTAGGGCAATGGCATGGGCGAAGTTACGCTGCTTGGTGGTCAATGCTGGTGTCTTCCCTTGTCCAGCGCCTAATAGGATATCTACTGGGATAGTGTCCAGCCCTTGGCGTATTTGCGCCCTTGTGAGTTTCTGCGTTGTCTGTCTTGCCATGTTTGTTACTGCCTGATTGTTTAGTGACCAGCCGGTATGAATTGAGAACGCGCCGAATATACCACGACCTAACTGAATGACCAGGAGCCTGGACAACCCAACCCGCCCGAAAATATTTTTGCCGGCCTGTTGAACTTTACCAAAAAGTGTGTTGTAATATCATACATGGCACTAATCGGTGTCATGTGTCCCAACCTCAAAGGAGTCTCTAATGATTGAATACCGCCCCATGTCAGAAGCCCCTGACCGCATCAGCGGCAGCTTCAACGTACAGCAAACGCTGTACAGCGTCAGTAAAAAAGGCAAGCTCACAAAGCTCTTTGTGGCGAGTGACTGCACCTATTCGGGCGACCAAAAGGTTGTCCACAATGTGGATAAGACCATCCCAAGAATCGCAGTTTTGACCGAGAGATTTGGAAACGGCGCATGGGATTCCATCGTCTACTACAAGTAGGAGTCTTTATGTATACCGCGCAAATGAACAAGTTTGGCAATGTCATCGTATGCAAGGGTGACGTTGTCCGCAACTCTTACCGCATCGTCTACGTTGGAACATATGCCGAATGCTTGGCTATCAAAGCAAGGGGAAACATATGAACTGGATTGTCACCACGCGAGACGTTGACGGCGAAAGCAAGCGCAAGTACACCAGCGCAGACAAAGCGCGGGAGCGATTCGAAGAAATGTTCGGTTACCCAATTGCCAATGCGGTCTGGGATATGTTGCCAGAAATGGACGACTACCCCGAATGGACGAGCCTTCCCTACATCACGGGAGTATCCGACTATGGGTGTGTTGTTGCTATTGAATGGGCAAACACCGACCACGCAGAAATGCCTGAGCATAACGATGCGCCCGAAGTGCCAAAACCACGCTTGCAAGTGTCCATCGTTTGGTCTGTCGAGGATGTGCAGCATATGCGCGAAGACCTGACCGATGAGCAAGCCTACCAAGTGCTGCTGCTGGCAGAGGAGCGCCACGATGCGGAAGTAGGCATCAACTGGAACGTACTGGATGCATGGTGCGACCACCTATTCCCCAAGAACAACTGACGAGCCTTTAGTAGGCGAAACCGGCCTCGCGCCGGTCTTGTTCAACAACATTATCAGGAGTTAAAGTTATGCTAACCGACCACAAAAATGACCTATTCGCTACTCACCCCGACATGAATTCTGCCCTGAGGTACATCAACGTCCTATGTTCTGCTGCCGCCAACAGTAGCGACTCTATAGCCATCCGTACCGCAGCCGCCGTCATCCTCAATACCGCCATTGAACTGCACCGCGCTGAGAAACAAGTGCTGGTGGACAAGATAAACGAGATGAGTGCACGCAAGGACCCAGTTACCGCCCTGATGTCCCTTGTGCGTGAGCAAGTGAACCTAGCAGTAGCAGAGCAAAGTCATGCCGTGACGGCAGCCGTTGACGAGCAAATCGAGAACTGGATGGCAGACAACCTCCAAGACCATGTCAACGAGTGCATCGACATGGAAGAGAAGATTGCAGAGCAAATCAGCGAGTACTTCAATAGCAACACCTTCAGCATAGCCACCAACTAATGCAGTCCGCAAGCCCTGCGAGTCAGGGTTTGCTGGCCAACATTGGCCTTTACAAAGGAGTTTCTATGATTGATAAGACCCTGATTGTTTACGACATAGTCTGTGCCGTACTGGCAACCCTGTTCATTTACATCGGCCTGACAAATGACGGCCTACTGTTCAAGTTAGCCCTACTGTGGGGGGGAGTGCTTGCGGGTTACGTTTTCACCACTTATTTGAACTGGGAGGCAGTATGAACTACAAGTATTTTCAAGACCCCTCGCATGGCTGGGTTGAAGTGCCAATAGCTGAACTGCGCCGCCTCAATGTGGCTGACAAGATTTCCCGCTACTCTCACCGCAATGGGCACCTAGCCTACCTCGAAGAGGATTGTGATTTCAGCGTGTGGATGGAGGCCAAGAAGGCCGCTGGTGAAGAGTACAACATTGTTGAACACAACACCAACAACGATAGCATCGTGCGCTCTTTCAAGGGTTACGCATGAGAACGCTATTCGTTGAAAAATCGGGCAACCGCAAGGTAGGCGCCATTCCTGTGACGTACCGCGAACGCAAGTCTTGCCCTCCGTCCTGTACTTGGTACCGCAAGGGATGCTATGGGGATGATTTCCATACGTCCCTAGCTTGGAACCGAGCAGACCGCAGCGGCCTGTCTACGCCCGAACTAGCCGCCAAGATAGCAGCGCTGCCGGACGACCAACTGTGGCGCGGTGAAGTGGTGGGCGACATTGTGGGCAAGGGTGAGCGAGTGGATGCCTACGAACTGGGGTTAATTGTTCGCGCCAACTTTGGACGTAGAGGGTTTACCTATACGCACAAGAAGTCAGCGCAAGCAATCAGGTGGATACGCCACGCCAACGCATGGGGTTTCACCATTAACCTGTCCGCCGATGATGCTGGAGAAGCAGACCGCCTAGCCGAACTCAAAGCCGGCCCTGTGGTGTGCATCGTTCCTGTGGATACGCCCGAGCATTCCTACACACCGGCTGGACGTTCTATTGTGGTTTGCCCAGCGCAGACCCGAGACCTTACCTGTGCCGTGTGCCAACTGTGCCAAAACGTGAACCGCAAGAGCATAGTAGGGTTTCGCGCCCACGGCACCAAAACCAACCTAGTCAACGAACGCGCAAGCCGCGTGATACCAATTGCGAGGATTAAATGAACCGATGCGACCATACCCGAGCCGATAGTTGGTGGGAACATGACGGCAGGGGCATCCCCCTTGCCCGAGTCTGCGCCAAG